TTACCATATAAATACACCATAACCAACATATTTAAATATTCTCTATGGGTTAAATCTCATAGCATCTACATCTATATTATACCTGAATATATTTCTAAATTCTTCATTTAATGAAACAACATTTCCCGGCAAAATCTGTATATATTCACGGTTATTTATTGTAGTCACAACGTTATTTTTTAATATTTTAAGAATTTCATCTACTAATTGTAGTACCCTAGCCTCACTTACACTTGAATAAATATCTAAGGTAATTGATATATCATGCAACCAATCATAGTTAAATTTTCCATCTGAACCTGTGTTTGTGATCATACTGAATATTTTAGGATCTTCTGTATCAAGTTCAACAATTACTTCATCATATACTCTACTGCCTACACCTACTGCTTTCTTTTTCCATTTTGTAGTAAATATTGGTGCTTTACCACCTGAACTTGTCCAATTACTTTTTAAGTGATCTATAATGTCATTTGCAAATGGTAGCCCTGCCATTCCATCTGTCATTTATATTTCCTCATTGTATTTATTGATCTAACTCCATACTTATTAATTTGTCTTAAACCTTTATTTAGTTTTCTCAAATTACTTGTTTTTGTTACATTTTTCCTTACTTTTTTCAATATCTTATTGATTTTTTTAGCAGCTTGACTTACTTTTACTTTAGCTTTTGAATATGCTTTAGCATATTTGCCTCTTTTATCTTTCATACCACCTGATACTTTTGTTTTTTTCTTATATTTTCTTTTAGTTCCTGCAAGTCCATGTTTTCCAATAACCATTTTAATTGCTTTTTTAGCAAAATGAGTAGGAGCAATACCTTTATTTTGTATTTTTCTTATTACTGCCCATGTTACAGGGGTTAATTCAGGTTCTTCTAATCCAATTTTTATTCTTACCCAATCATATAGTGCATCAAAATTAACCATTTTTCCCGGTCTCATACCTTTATCAACTAAGTTTGCATACGGATTACTAGTTTCAACAGCTGATGTAACAGATTTTATATTCATTACAAGTTCAAATGAATTTGATAAATCTTGTGTAAAATTAATATCTTCATTTCTTAATACTTTTTTAATACTAATAATTAATGCTACACCTAAATCTTTCTGCATACGAAATCTCTCATACTCATTTTCTGTTGTACTTACAGTTGATGTAGTTACTGCTGACATATCACCATGTAGAAGTTATTTCGCTTCTACCCCATATTATTTGATCAATTTCAGTTTGCCATCTATCCATTACTTTCTGTTTATCAATATTACCTTCCCCACCATAAGCAATTTGTGACATTTGGAAATCAGTTCCTAATAGGTCAATACAGGTCATTAGTTTACAGGCTTTTTGAATGTCTCTTGGTATTGGTTCTACAACGTCTTTAATTCCCTCATTATCTCCCCCATATCTATAAGTTATTCTAAATCTGTTAGTTCTAAGTATTGTGAACAAGTATCCTCTCAAATATATTATACCCTTAATTTCTTGGAAATATATAATTTGATCTTCATTTTCACCGTTACTTTCTGGTGTTTGATCTGCCCATTGACCTCCATCCCAAATCTCAAATTTATCCCCTTTTGTAGAATTAAATGACCTAAGATTTCTTTTTCTTGGGAACAAAGGCATACCTCTACCCCAATCATATAATTTGTTTACACTAAATTCTTCTGTTACTTGTTTATTTTCAAGCCATGTATGAGCTGTTAATCTATCAATTCTGTCCTCGTTATCCATTATATTTTCTTCTACCATTGAAGAAGTTGGATCAGTATTGGGGTTAATTGCAATTCTTATCCAATCTGCAACATTACTAACAGTACAATAAGTTGGTGATCTAACCATATATAAGCATTGAATTAATCTTATTTAAATTATTCGTATATGATATTTAGACTTACTGTTCCAGTAACAGCACCATATAGTTTTTTAAATCCTAGTTCTAAATCTGCATGAACACCTGTTCCTGCTACAAGTCTATATATTTCTGGATCAGATGCAGAAGTTCCATTATATAATATAATACTTCCTGTTCCAGTTGTTGCAGGTATAATTGATTTTATTTTGCCTGATCTAGATACTATTGAACCAGTTGCAGTAACTAATTTACGAGCATTTCTTGCCATTATATAAAGTATAAAAAAGTATGATATATAAGGTTTCCCTTACACACCACGAATAATGACGGTCATGGTACAAGTTGTATTAGCTGCTACATTTGCACTAGTAGTTCTTACTCTACCATTGATTTTTGCTGTAGCGGCATCTGAAGCAGCTGCCTCTACGAACTGATAGGTGTTTAGTGCAAAGTCGTTAGTTTGTTCAATAATACATGAATAAACTTGTCTAAAGCTTACTTGTGTAAAATCACAGGTAACTAACCCAGATGCAAAACTTCCTGTTCCAGTAATTGCAATATCACAAACCATCTCTTTTTCTACACCAACTCCACCCGGTTTAATGGTATGGGATCTATCCGCATTTAAGTGCGAATATTTGGCGTTTGTAGTAATAGTTACTGCCATATTAACCACTTTTGATATTCGTAATATATAAATATTATTATATATAGATATATAATTCTTATTCCATATAGAAAATTTTTTAAAATTAAATAAAAAAAATAAAAAAAGTTCTAGTTTTCCTAGATTCCTGAAGCAATATCTCTAATCTTGGCTTGTGCTTTAAAGTTTCTACAGGTTGTTTCCCCTAACATATTGTACAAAGCTCTGTCTGTAAAGGCTTCGTTAATGAATGGGTAACCTTGTTGTCTCTTTCCTGCTTCATAATAAACTATTGGTTTAAGTACTTGCATACCTAACAATGGCTTATTTGGAGCATTTTTATCTGCACTAGTGTTTAAGATGAACAAGTCATCTACTGATCCCTCTGCTGATTGGGTGGTATCCTTTGAAGGAATGAATGGAAGTCCATATATCGTGGATATATGTAATCCTGCACCTGTGCCAGTAAAGGTATCTACACCATTTACGCCAACACTAAATTCTGTTCTCAAGTCTGCTGTGTTTTGGATACGGTAAGCGTTCATGTAGATTGATTGAACTTCGGAGTATGTGTCCTGTCCACCAATCATTACAGTTGGCTCTTTTCCAGCTGCGATTCTTATATCTGCAAGTGTATCTCTTAATACTGCATCCGTTAAAACGTCTGCTGTACCGATAGTACCTGAAGGTGATTTCACAGTTGAATCCCAAGTAGCTGCACTTAGATTTCTGTCTACACCTGCACCATTAGCACCCTTCCACGGGTTATAAAGGTCGGTTAAGACTGAATGTGCCTCAAATTGTTGTTCAGCGTATGAACTAACAATAACATCTAAAGATTCAAGATTTAATCTTTCTAGTGCATTAGTTGCAGCTACGTCAGTAGGGATTGCAGTAAGCATTTGATTGACTCTTTCTTTGAATTGATCACTAGCGTACACTCTTTGTTGTGCAAGAGAACCGTAGTTATCATCTCTAGAATTGTCTACAAGTTGTTCCAATAACTCAGAAGCTTCGAATACATATTGTAGAGTCTTTGGTTTGACAGTAATTTCTTGGACTGCTGGTTTAATTGCCGGAGCAATAGCACCACCTTCAATAGTTCCACCTAATCCATCTCTTGCACCTGCGGCAGTTGTAAGATTTGGAGCTTTGGTTTTGAAGATACGCCATCCAGAGAAATCCCAGACGTACTTTGGTAGAGCTGCAAAGATATTTGCCTCCATATTGAAGTTAGCCCATGCCATAGCACCGAATAGTGGGTTATAGTTGCCACCTGCACCGGGATCGGTTGTACTGAAACCTGCTTTTAAAATCTCGTCAGGAGTTCTGTTATAGGTATAATTAACTAGTTCATCAATAGAACGTAGTCCTAGATAGGTAGACATATTTAGTATGCTCCCGGAAGTCCGTTACCGAACTCTCCTGATTCTAGTTTGTTATATGCTATAACTAGTGCATCTTCTGCACTTGAAGTTTGACCATTCCAACCGCTAGAGATAGCTTTAAGGATTTGGTATCCTGTTGGTATAGATGTTTCTTCTTCCCCTCTTGATTTCAAAAGTGGTCTGACTGTTTTTACAATTTCGTATTCAGAACTATCAGATTTTTTAACATCTTCTTTCTCATCTTCATCTGTTTTCTCAACATCTGCCTTTTTATCTTCTTCTTTTTTGTCCTCATCATCATCTGCTTTACCCATAGTTAGACTAGGAGCATCTGTTGATGGTTTTTCACCTTTTTGAGGTGGAACAATAGAAGCTTGATCTTTTGGAGATGGTGCATAGGTATTTCCTAATTTGTCAGGATCACCGACATCGTTAGGACTTGATACAGCCGGAGCTTGAGTATCATCCTCTACACCTTGATCAACTGGATTTTTATTCTGCTCTTTAATCAAAGTTTCAAGACCATCAAATCGTTTCTCGAAAGAATCGATTCTAGATTCTTGTGCTTTGACTAATTGTGCAAGAATAGATGTGACTGAAGTGTCTTCTGATTTTTTAACTTCAGAAACTTGTTCTGTTGTTTCTAATTCTGTAGTCATGTTGTAATATAATTGCTTCTTTTATAGTATATAAATATAATTGTTAAAATTATAAAGAATTATAAATGGTATTTTTTATATAATGTTTTTAAATATTGTATGGTTTCTGCTTCTTCTAATGCTTCTTTAACAGTATTAATCCCAAATTTCAATATTAAATCAACAGGGGATTCTATTTTAGTAAGGTCTTTTATTCGTCTTTCACTTGTTTCATGTGTCATATTACCCTCTACTTTTGACTGTTTTTTTGCTCCTGCTAATGAACTTGGAGCTTCAAACTTGTTTACGTTACCGTTAGAATCTGTCATGGTATTTGGTTTTGTTCTTGGTTTTAAAGGAAATTCACCTTTAGCGTTTATATCGCCTATTGGTTGATCTTTAGTAATTTCTTTACCGTTAATCTTATCTTGTTTGTTTCTTACTTCTTGTTCCACATTTCCTTCCATAGTAATTACCCGATTGTGCATCCTATCTTGAATTGATTGTTGGTGTTCTGCTGGGTTTTTAGATTCATCATGTATATCTTTATCTATGGTAGTAGTTCTATGACCAGCTTCTTCACCTTTAATTTTTCTTCTAGCTGCTTCTTCTATATGTTCAGGTGTACTTGGAATATGATCTTTGGTAAGTCTTTGTAATGGAATATGTTTTACTTGTGCAGTTGGTACTTTTGGAATTGAATTAACTAAATCATTTGTTTCTTTTGGACTACCTGTTGCTTCCCCAACATTCTCTGCTCTTGTTTCAGCAGACCTGTTTACTATAGATTTACTATCCAATTTTTCCACTTCTTCTGGTTTATCAAATTCCTTATAGTTGTGTTCTGATTTTGATAATCCACATATATCACATTCTTCACCGCCATCACATTTGTATTGGTGGTTATCTAAATCTATATCCGTGTTAATGTTTGTTCCATCTGATTTATCCATAAATGTTTCTACATCAAATTTTTCAAATTTACAACCTAAAGTAGTACATCTTATCTGTTCTCTACCATTAAATTCCTTAACCATAGAAGTTAATCCATGTGATTTTGCAAATTTATTTACAGATTCAATTACTGCAAATGGGTTTGCTGGTGTATCACATAATGCAATTTCATATAACTCTAATTTTCTTAATTCTAATGCCATTTTACCATCTTTTTGAATTGGCTCTCTTTCTTTACTTGCACCACCCATAGATAACCCAGAATATTCACCTTTTACAACCTTATCCCAAACTTTATCATATAATGTAATACCGTCTTTTTTATAAACTTCCCCTGTAATTAATACAGTTGCAACACCTTTGTATTCTGATTTTTCATAACTTAATACCTTTCCAACCATTCTATTACTATGATAATCTGATATAACTGGATTTACTTCCATAAATGCCTCCATAATTTTCATAACTTCTTTGACAAAAATGAACTCTTGTTGTCTATCTATGATTTCAGCAGTAATATGACCTTTGAATATTCTGCGTTGATCTCCTGTATCAACAGTTAATCCTTTTGTTACGAAATTAGGAAATTCTATAAACTCTGTCATATATATGAAAAATGAGTTATAGTATATAAAAATTGGGTTGGTCTATGACTGTGATATGGTCGTAGAACCGTTTTGCCCTGCACGAATACCTAAGTATGTGAGTGCTGAACCAATCAAAATACCAAATACAAAGGTAAAGATTGCTCCATATTGTTCTGATGACATTTGTACTGTTGAATCAAATAATAGTCCTTTTACTGCTCCCCATCCAACAAATAGTATTGCTGAGAACAATGAAAGTGCAACTACTGTGATTGCAACATCTTGTCTTTTAAACATTGACATAATAAAATGGCAAAGAAACGATTATATAAAGGTGTTGTTTAACATATATATGGAATTTTTTGTGTATGATAATGTATATACTTTTAATAAAAGAAACCCTTTTTCAGGATCAATTAATAGTAGATTAGAGGTTAAATCAATAGATATACCCGAAAATCGTTCATTTTGGTTCTATACTGATATGGAATATATGCAAGATAATGTTAATTTACAAAAACGATATGTACATATACACCCGGGAGTAGGCACTACAAACACCACCAGATTCACAAAAGAACCAACTCATGTATCAAGAACTAACTTTTATTACAACCCAAAAGATAAAAGAGTTGAAGTAAGAAATTCAGTATTACCGTGGTCTAAACCCGTATTTGCTAAAAAATGTATATATTATGGATCAGAACTACCTGCAAAAAAAATGTCATTAATGGGAGAATGGTATTATGATTTTGGAGATAATACAATACATTTGATTATAGATTATAACATACAAAAGATTAAGTTCCATTGGGAAGAAGGGTTTGATGAGCCATCAACTGCTGAACAACTGTCAAAAATAGCAGAATTAGAATTACAAATAGACCAAAAAGAAAAAGAATTAGCCCAATCTAAATGATTGATCACTTGTTTGATCTCTAGTTATACCACTACCAATTTCTTCTCCGGGATTTCTTGCATAATAGTTTCTTTTCATAATTTCATCAGGAGCATTTTTTCTACCACCTGATTTTCTATAAGCATTGTGAACTTTATGTAATCTTTTCATACAAGAGTCACACATTGAACAGTTGATCTGCCATACATCATCAAGTTCCCATCCTGCGTGTATATCACATAATTCATAGTTATGTTTCTTTGTAACTAAACACATTAACCCCTCTGTTCCACGTTTTTCCATACATTCCCCACACATATATATCAGAGTAGATATAATTTTGTCTACTTTACTACAACCATAACAATAACCCTCACTATAATTATTAATTTTGGTATGTTCATCTGCTTGAACTCTTTGTCTTAAATTTCTTGTATGTTGGTTTTCTTTACCTGCACGTTCTTTTAAATCATTTTTTTGGATTCTATCTTTTGCATCTAGCCCATCTTCTGTCCAACCAAATCGTTTATCTGAATCTCCCATTTTAATTATTTAATTCCTTTAAAATATATAAGACTTTCTCAGGTGGTATACCAAGAGTTTCAAAGTGTTTTACTATATCATAAGCAGTTGCATAGGGCATATTTGATATATAATTTATAACAGATTCAGTTAATTCAATATCAGATTGCATTTTAATCTAAAGATTTTAAGAACTTATCCCATTGTTTTTTATTCATACCTTTGTTACTCAATGTTGTTCCCGTTCCACTAGCAGGGCTACCATCGCCAGTTCCACCTTTATCACTTGGTCTTGCAATCTTTGGTTCTCCGTCAAATTTCTGTGCTTCTCCTTCTGCTTTTGGTGCAGATGATTTTGTTTTATCATTATTTCCTGCTCCCTCGTTTTGACCTACACCTCCACCCATCATGGCTTGTTGTTTTTCAGGGTTTGGGAATTGTGAAATGAGTATATTATTCTCACCGTCAAATGCTACATCAAAGCCCATTCCATATAATTTAACTGTATTATCAATCTTTTGACCTCTGACCTGTTCCTCTCTGAGTTCGTCAATTTCTTCACTAGTTACTAATTCAATCTTCCAATCAAATATTTCCATTATATCAGTAATTTCATTAAAGAAATTTTCATTCAAAAATCTTTGAAACCACTTGATAGTTCTGTTTGTAAGTGTTACCTGAAGTGCCTCGTTACCCAAACCTGCTTTAGCCTGTTCACCATAGAACAAAGGTTGAACA